TGAAGAAGTAAACAAGAAGCGAACAAAGAACACTAAGCTAGACGAGACAGCAATAGCAGTAGTGAAAGTGAACCCCAATGGTTGGTTCGTGGAGAACATTATCTACGGTAGGTGGACTCTTGACGAGACAGCAGCTAAGATCTTCCAAGCAGTCCGAGACTACGAACCAGTTAGCGTGGGTATTGAGAGGGGTATAGCAAAGCAGGCAGTAATGTCCCCTCTGATGGACCTACAGAAGCGTCACGGGACGTTCTTTAGAGTCGAGGAACTAACCCACGGAAATAAAAAGAAGACTGACAGGGTCATGTGGGCGTTACAGGGGCGCTTTGAGAATGGCTTTGTAACACTTAAGAAAGGGGAATGGAACTCTAGGTTCTTAGACCAGCTCTTTCAGTTCCCTGACGCACTAACTCACGACGACTTGATAGATGCTTTAGCTTACATAGACCAGCTTGCACACGTAGCGTACGACTATGATTATGAAGTCGATGACTATGAAATTTTAGACATAGTATCAGGATACTAATATGACCGAACTATTTGAACAAGACCCCTTGTTGATAGAAGAAACTATCGAAGACTGGGTAATGACTAAGTGTGACGACTGGCGTGACAACTACGAGTCAAACTACGAAGAACGTTTTGATGAGTACTACAGGCTCTGGAGAGGCATCTGGGACCCTGCTGACTCTGATCGTAAGTCAGAGAGAAGCCGTATCATTGCTCCTGCTCTCCAGCAAGCTGTGGAGTCTAACGTAGCAGAACTTGAGGAAGCTACTTTTGGTCGAGGCAAGTGGTTCGACATAGCTGACAACATGGGTGACACAGAGCGTCAAGACGTGTTGTTCTTGAGAAACAAGTTGACAGAAGACTTTGAAGACTGTAAAGTCCGTAAGGCAGTAGCAGAGTGTCTCATTAATGCTGCTGTGTTTGGCACAGGTGTAGGCGAGATTGTCATCGAAGAAATGAAAGAAATGGCCCCGGCTACACAGCCTATCATGGGTGGTGACTTAACGGCAGTCGGTGTCAACATTACTGAGCGTGTCAAGGTAAAACTTAAGCCTGTGATGCCTCAGAACTTCCTTATTGACCCTGTGGCAACAAGCGTAGACGACGCTATGGGTGTTGCCGTGGATGAGTTCGTAAGTTTACATCAGGTAGAAATGCTACAGGAACAAGGAGTTTACAGAGACGTTCACGTAGGTATTGCTGCTCCTGACTCTAACTTAGAGCCTGACCAAGACTTAACCATGTACACTGATGACAAAGTACGTCTCACTAAGTACTATGGTTTAGTCCCCAGAGAACTACTTGACAACGCCTTTAAGGATGACGAAGACGACAGTGATGACGATGAAGTAGAAGAAGTAGAGTTAGTAGAAGACTCCAAAAGCAAGTCAAAGTACGTAGAAGCAGTCGTAGTAGTTGCCAATGGTGGTGTCTTGTTGAAAGCCGAGGCTAACCCTTACATGATGCAGGACAGACCTATCGTAGCCTTCCCTTGGGACGTAGTTCCCTCTAGGTTCTGGGGTCGTGGCGTGTGTGAAAAGGGTTACAACTCACAGAAGGCTTTGGACGCTGAGTTACGCGCTAGGATCGACGCTCTGAGCCTCACAACGCATCCTATGTTGGCTGTAGACGCCACTAGGATGCCACGAGGTGCTAAACCAGAAGTACGTCCGGGCAAGATGATTCTAACCAGTGGAGACCCTCGTGAAATTCTACAACCGTTTAACTTTGGACAAGTTAGTCAAATCACGTTTGCTCAGGCCGGTGCTTTACAGCAGATGGTACAACAAGCTACTGGTGCGGTTGACTCTGCTGGACTCTCGGGTGCAGTTAATGGAGAAGCTACGGCTTCTGGCATTAGTATGTCTCTTGGTGCTATTATTAAAAGGCATAAACGTACTCTGATTAACTTCCAGCAGGCTTTCTTAATTCCTTTTGTCAAGAAGGCTGCCTATCGTTACATGCAGTTTGACCCTGAGAACTACCCTGTCGCTGACTACAAGTTCAACGCAAGTAGTACTTTAGGTATTATGGCTAGAGAGTACGAAGTGACTCAGCTTGTACAACTACTACAGACTATGGAAAAAGACTCTCCGTTGTACAACACACTGATTCAGTCTATTATTGACAACATGAACTTGTCTAACCGTGAAGAACTCCTTGAGGCTATGACGAAAGCTACGCAGCCCAACCCAGAAGCACAGCAGATGGCTCAGGCAGCACAGCAAGCTCAGATGCAGTTCCAGCAGTCCCAGACAGCGGCTCTATCGGCTCAGGCTCAAGAGTCTAGCGCAAGGGCTACTAAGCTGGCTGCTGAAGCACAGGCAGTTCCTATGGAGCTAGAGATTGATCGTATTAGCGCAGTTACAAGAAACTTGCGAGAAGGCGACCAAGACGACAAAGAGTTTGAAAGACGTATGCGCGTTGCAGAGACTCTTTTAAAAGAAAGACAAATCAAAGGTAAAGAAAATGCTAACGGACAAAGAACTAACAATTCTCCTAGACCAAGTCAAGAAACACCTCCAGCCCCAATGGGACCGCCTAGGGGAATTAGAACGCAAAATGGAGGAATGGAGTAATGCCAAAGGAGAAGGACTCAAGGCTGGAAAGGGCGGGAGTAAGCGGCTACAACAAGCCAAAGAGGACTCCTAGCCACCCTACTAAGTCGCACGTAGTAGTTGCCAAAGAAGGTGACGAAGTTAAGACCATTAGGTTTGGACAGCAGGGGGTTAGCGGTGCAGGTAAAGCCCCTAAGTCTGAGAAAGAGAAAGCCAGACGCAAGTCATTTAAGGCTCGTCATGCAAAGAATATTGCAAAAGGTAAGATGTCAGCGGCCTACTGGGCTAACAAGGAGAAATGGTAGTGGCAGGTCTGTATGATAATATCCACGCAAAACGCAAACGAATCGCTGCGGGTAGTAAGGAGAAGATGCGTAAACCGGGTGCCAAAGGTGCGCCCAGTGCAAAAGCCTTTAAACAAGCAGCCAAAACAACCAAAAGGAGTAAAAAGTAATGCCTAAAGTTGGAGGGGTTAAGTACCCGTACACCAAAACTGGAGTAGCAGCAGCTAAGAAAGCAGCTAAGAAGAAGAAGAAGCCAATGAAAAAGGGCTACTAAATACTTCTTGACTTTAACCTAAAAATATGCTATACTATTAACTATAGTATCAACTAAAGGGAACTTATGAAGCCTGAGCTTGAAACTTACTTCAACAACTACAACGAACTCTTTAATCACGAAGGTTTCAAACAACTCATTCAAGAGCTTTCTAATAATGCAGTTACTTTGTCTGACATTCAGACAGTCAAGGACACTGAAGACTTTTTATTCCGTAAAGGCCAAGTTGCTGCCTTAGCTTCTGTAATTAATCTGGAAAGCACTATTACAATTTCCAGAGAGCAAGCAGAGGAGGAAGAAGTAGATGATTAAAGTATACGACTTTCGTTGTGAAAACGGACACGTATACGAAAAATTTGTAGACTCCAGCGACACTACGAGTAGGTGCAAATGTGGTGCTGGTGCTACAAAAATGCTGTCTGCCCCGCCTTTTATACTTGATGGACACTCTGGGGACTTCCCCGGTAGACACATGAAGTGGGTAAAGGAACACGAACAAGCAGGTAGAAAACCTCAATCTCCATAATGACTAAGTTCACGGAGTTTAATTATGTCTAGAGCGACAATGGTAGATTCGCAGCCTGAAGAGGAAACTGTGGAAGAAACCGAAGAAAACGAAGCACAAGAGATTCAACAAGAAGACTTTGTTGAGCAACCTCAAGAAGAACCTCCAGTACCAGAGAAATACCAAGGCAAGTCTTTAGAACAAGTCGTGCAGATGCACCAAGAAGCTGAGAAGCTTCTAGGGCGTCAATCCTCTGAAGTAGGAGAGCTTCGTAAGGTTGTGGATGACTACATTGGCAGTCAACCGCAGCAACCAGCACCTCAACAGTACGTTGAGCCTGAAGACGATATTGACTATTTTACGGACCCTCAAGGAGCCGTCAATCGTGCTATTGAGAACCATCCTAAGATTAAAGAAGCGCAGGAGTACTCTGCTCACTACAAAAAACAATCATCTCTGGCAACGCTTAATAACAAGCACCCAGACATGCAGGGTATCCTTAAGGACCCTAAGTTTGCTGAGTGGATTAAAGCTTCAAAGATTAGGACTCAGTTGTTCGTAGAAGCTGACCAACAATTTAATGCTGAAGCTGCTGATGAGCTGTTTTCACTCTGGAAGGAGCGTAAGACAGTAGCAGAACAAACCGTGAAGGTTGAAAAACAGGCACGTAAGCAACAAATTAAGGCAGCTAATACGGGTAACATGCAGGGTAGCGGTGAGGCTAGTCGTAGGAAAGTATATCGTAGGGCCGACATCATTAAACTTATGAAAACAGACCCAGAGCGTTATCAAGCTTTATCAGAGGAAATCTTTAGAGCATACGCGGAGGGTCGTGTAAAATAATCTATTAGGAGATTAACATGGCTACTGCAACCTATCCCGGCGCAGGCGGTAATACCGCAAAAACGGAAGCAGCTACTTTTATTCCAGAAATCTGGAGTGACGAAATTATTGCTGCTTACCAAAAGAACCTGAAGATGGCACCCCTTGTCAAAAAGCTCGCTATGAGTGGCAAGAAAGGCGACAAGCTTCACATCCCTAAGCCCGTACGTGGCGACGCAAATGCTAAGGCTGCTGACACGGCAGTTACTATCATTGCTAACACCGAAGGCGAACTGACTGTTGACATCGATCGACACTTTGAGTACTCACGTCTCATCGAAGACATCGTTGAAGTACAAGCTCTTAACAGCTTACGTCAGTTTTACACTGAAGACGCTGGTTACGCTCTAGCTACCAAAATTGATGCAGACTTGCACTCTTGTGGTACTGGTTTTGGTAACGGCGGTGCAGTTGTGTTCTCTGGTTCAGTAGCGCCTACTGACTACCAGCACACTGGTGCTTTCTTCAATGATAACGGAACTACGACTCAGTACACTGACGACACAATGGACGCAAGTGACGTATTTACTGATGCCTTCTTCCGTAACATGATTCAGAAGATGGACGACAATAATGTACCGATGGAAAATCGTGTACTTATTATCCCACCTTCTGTTCGTAACACGATCATGGGTATCGACCGGTACGTGTCTTCTGACTTCGTATCTGGTAGCACTGTAAACTCAGGGCTTATCGGTAACTTGTACGGCGTAGACGTTTATGTGTCTGCTAACTGTGCTACTATCGAAGCTGCTGGTGATAACACTGCTTCTTCTATCGACACTCGTGCTGCACTCTTGTTCCACAAAGACGCTATCGTCCTTGCAGAGCAGCAGTCAGTACGTTCACAAACCCAGTACAAGCAGGAATACTTGTCAACTCTGTACACGGCTGATTGCCTGTACGGTGTTCAGGTGTATCGTCCTGAAGCTGGTTTCGTTCTCGCTATTGCTGAGTAACGAACTCTATGGGGGTCGCTTAGGCCCCCTTTTTCTTTTTTTGTTTTCTTTAGTTGGAGTAGTCTATGGGTATCTTTAGAGGTGTTGGAGGTACCGGTGACGCGACTACGGACGCTACGGCGTCTCAGGTAGCCCTTGACGCACTTACTGCTACAACTAAAGCAAATGAAGCAGCAGCTTCTGCAACCGCAGCGAACACAAGTGCAACTAATGCAGCAACGTCTGAAACAAATGCTGGTAACTCTGTTACAGCCGCTACTACGTCAGCTACCAACGCTGCAACCTTCGCAACCAACGCATCTAACAGTGCAACAGCGGCGGCAACTAGCGAAACAAACTCAGCTAACAGCGCAACGGCAGCAGCAGCCAGTGCAGCAGAAGCAGCAGACAAACTACCTTTAGCTGGTGGCACCTTGACAGGCCCATTGATTGTTAATGAGCCTACCGCTGTTACAATGTCAGCAGGAACAACGGCCCAACGCCCCACGGGTGTTGCTGGTATGTTCAGGTACAACACCACTGACGGTCAGTTTGAAGGCTATACAACATCTTGGGGTGCAGTTGGTGGTGTAGCAGACAACACTGTTACTACAGCAAAGATTGTGGACGATGCAGTAACAACGGCAAAGATAGCGGATGACGCGGTAACAGCGGCCAAGATAGCTGACAACTCGGTTGACATAGCAAGGCTAAATGTCACTGACGGCACAGCAGGTCAAAGTCTTACTACTAACGGCTCTGGCACTTTGGCCTTTGCTACAATCGGCGGCGCATTTAACGACTTTGCAATTAAAACTGGAAACTACACAGCGGTTACCAAAGACCAACTGATTGTAAACTCAGGCAGCGCAGTAACCATAACTCTACCTGCCAGCCCGACAGCAGGCAACGTAGTATTTATTAAAAACGCTGGCGCGGGCACTGTAACGGTGGCTCGCAATGGATCAAACATAAATTCAACGGCAGACGATGGTTCACTGGCTACAGACGCAGCGGCAACGCTGGTATACGTAGACGGCACTATTGGCTGGAAGGAGTTATAAATGGCTATTACATTAGGCGGCGGTGGTGGTTCAGCTTCACAGATAAATGAGGTGATACTTTTAAATAATGATGCCGATACCGTTACGTTGGCAGATGGGCGGGTGTATCTAAAGGGGGGTGTTTATGAAACAAACCCATCTACCTATCCCTTGGCTTCGACTTCATTGCAACAGGCAGGAATAAGTTTTTCTACCGCCTCGCAAGACACTAACTCCCTTGGAATTACGTGGGATGGCACTCATTACTGGGTGGTTGGCAACCAATACAAACTTGCGTACAAATATACTGCAGCAGGAGTATATACAGGAACAAGTTTTTCTGTAGGAAGTCAGATGTCCGGTCCGTACGGAATTACGTGGGATGGCTCTTATCTTTGGGTGGTCGGGGGTGGCGGTTTAGGTGGAAATACTGTTTTTAAATATAACTCAGCGGGTGTTTATCAAAACGTATCATTGTCTACATCTGCTCAAACAGGCTCTTATTCTTATGGCATTGCATGGGACGGCACCCATTTCTGGGTGGCGAATCCTAGTACCTCTGTGATATACAAATACAACTCATCAGGTGTGTACCAAAATGTAAGTTTTGACCTTTCTGCACAAGCGGCTACGCTGACAGGCATAACTTGGGACGGAACTTATTTTTGGGCAATTGATACTGCAACAGACAAAGTTTTTAAATATAGCTCATCTGGAGTTTACCAAGGTGTCAATTTTTCTATAGCAGCTTATGAGACTAATGCTTATGGTCTGGCGTGGGACGGAACTGGAGTGGTAGTAATTGGCAACATAAGCAATACAGCAAGGCAGTTTATAGACGCCGTTGGCGCCTCATCAGCTACTTCTCTAGGCGGACAAAACTATACGAGGGTCGCGTAATGGCTTTAATAATAGCAGAAGATTTAATAACACCAGAACAGAAAGCCCGTACATGGCGCGATGCAGAACTAGCCCGTACTGACGTAGCCGCTAGCGTTTCTGATTACCCTAATGCAGATGCTGTTTTGGCTTATCGGGCTGCTCTGCGCGACTGGCCTGCTACAGCAGACTTCCCAGACACCCGCCCAGTACTAGGAGAGTAGCATGGACAAACTAAAGCAATTCTGGCGCAGTCGTAGTAACAGATGGCAAGTCTTTGGTGTAACCTTAGCAGCTCTACAAGTCTATGTCCTACAGCTTAACCTGTCTGCTGAGACTATTATGTTAGCCAGCACCCTGTTCGGAATGGGTGGTATCTTCTTCCGCTACCAAACAACACAATCAATGGCAGAGAAATAGAACATGACTACACTTATAACAAAGAACTCAAGTACCGCAAGTGCTGCTCCCGTTGCTGGTGACTTAGTACAGGGTGAGCTTGCTGTTAACGTCACAGATAAAAAGCTGTACACAAAGGACTCAGGCGGCGCTGTTGTTGCGGTTGGCGCACAACTAGACGCCAACAACCCAACTGCCGCCGATACAGTGACGCTAGGTGCTGGCGCTGGTGCTGCAATTACTTCAGCCAGTATACAAAATACCTTCATAGGTAGCGGTGCTGGCGAAGTAATGACAGGAGCAGGCAATACACACGTAGCCATTGGTCATGACGCTATGGCGCTTGCTCTTACAGGCACAGGACACGTAGCTATTGGTCAAAATGCCCTAAAGAACATAAGTGGCACTAACTACGCTACTGCGGTCGGCACCTCAGCAGGACAAAACTGTACTTCTGGTGGTTTAAGTAGTGTGTTTATAGGAATTCTTGCAGGAAGTGGAGTAACGACAGGCGCTCAGAACGTCTGCATCGGTTTCAATTCAAACCCCTCTACCGCCACATCAAGCTATCAGTTTACGTTAGGGCATACAGATATTCAAACACTTCGGTGTAATCAAACAAGCATTACGTCTCTGTCGGACGCTAGAGATAAAACTAATATTGTTGACACACCTTATGGCTTAGACTTTATCAACACGCTACAGCCTCGTCAGTTTAAGTGGGCCACTAGAGACGGCAACATTAAAGACGGTAAAGTAGAACAAGGCTTCATCGCACAAGAGTTGCTTGAGGCTGCTGGCACAAACAAAGCTGATCTTAATTTAGTGCTTGAAGACAACCCTAATAAGCTCGAAGCTAGTGCAGGTAACTTAATGCCTATTTTAGTAAAGGCTATACAAGAGCTTACAGCGCGAGTAGCAGAACTGGAGAATAACTAATGTTTAATGAACCAACACCTTCTCAACAGTATGCTTGGGCTTTAGAAAGCGTCACGCTCATCAATGCTATAGTTGCAGATGACACAGGGTATATCCAGCCCACTGAATGTGTAGACCGTAATGTTAGACACCTACAACTTATGGTGACTAAAGATTTCTGGGAAGCTGGCCACGATATGTCTCCACTCAATTCAGCTATTTCAGCTGGGTTGGCTTATATAGGGAGTCCATAATAATGCAAGAGGAGGTAAAAACTATAGTAGACGGATTAGCTGTTACTGGAACTGTTGCGACTATGGCTGGCTGGTTGCCTCCCCTTGCGTCAGCTTTAACTATCGTCTGGCTGGGTATCAGGATCTGGGAAAGCCCTACTGTCCAAAAAATCTTTAAACAGGATGTCTAATGGAAACGTGGGAAATTATCGTTCAAAGCTGGCCCGTTGCAGCAGGTGTGTTTTTATTGATTTTGACTATTGGCAAGATTCTTAATCGGTTGGACGTTTTAGAAAGTAAAATGGTTGAGGCTTGGAAGGCTATCAACGAACTAATTAGGAAGTAGCCGTGATTGATAAGCTCATAGGCCCCATTACAGGACTCCTAGACAAGTTTATACCTGATGCTGACACTAAGTTTAAACTAGCGCATGAAGTGGCTACAATGGCTCAGAATCACGCGCAGGAGCTTGCTAAGGCCCAGCTTGGGGTTAATAAAGTAGAAGCAGCACACAGGTCATTATTTGTGGCAGGCTGGAGGCCAGCAGTAGGCTGGGTATGTGTCTTAGGTATGTTTGGTAACTTTATTACCATCCCTTTTAGCAACTTTGTTTTGGCTCTGCTTGAGTTAGACATAGTTATACCTCTAGTTCCTTTGGAGACCATGATGCCCGTGTTGATGGGAATGTTAGGATTAGGTGCAATGAGAACTTACGAGAAACAAGCGGGAGTGTCTAAGTAATGAGTGAAAGACCATCACCGACTACAACAACTATTTATGACCGTGGCGATACATTTGACCGTTATACCGGAGAAGATTTAGACAATACAGGCCCCAGCACCTCTGTTCAAAACTTTATGGCAGCTATGGGGGATTACTTTGATCGTTTAAACGTAAGTAAAGACATCAGAGAAACAACTACTGCATTTGTTCTAGGTCTTCAAGGAATGGAACGTAACCTGTTTGAAGTAGGTATTCGACAGGTACTAGAGCAGCTTGATGCAGGTGAAGAAAACATAAAGAACCCGTTGAATGAAGGGTTCATTGGCGGGTTAGGATACTTAGAAAACTTTGCACCGTCTTTGTACGACTATTTTAACGATATGTTTGGGGACAACGAAACCTTGTCTCGTTCAGAAGTAGAAGATGCTTTTGGAATTAGCAAAGAAGATCCAGAAGCAGACCAAGAAACCACCACCGTTGAGGAAACTATAGGTGACGAGGCTTATACTACTGATCTTTTACCTGTCCCAGACCTAACCCCTGACGGAGATAAAGTAGAAGTAACCGATGTAGGCGGCACGGAATTAACTGGGGTAGACGATACTACTGAAAGTACATATACGCTTCCTGAAAACGAACCAGTAGACGTTACAGAGCTAACTGAAGAACAACAGACAGACATCTGGGACAAGATTAAAGAAGGCTTGGATAAAATTCCTGAAACTATAGGAAAAGTTATCTTTGGCCCTGACGGGATGCCTGCCAACGTAGACGAATGGATAGAGTGGGTAGACGAAACACTACAGGCTCAAATGGGTCCTGAGAATATTCCTTTTCCTATAGTTATTACTACTAACCCACAGGAAGGGACGTGGATAGACCTAAAGATTCCTGTTAATTTTGAAGCAAACGGCTCGCCAATAAGAATACCTCTTTTTGATGAAGACGGTAATTTTGTAGGCAGTGAGGAACTTGGAGAAGCTTGGGTAGACGCTAAAGGACAAATCTTTGGGCCTCTTGGTGAAATAGGTGAGATTTTCTTAGACGAAGATGGGAATCCTACACTTGATCTTAAGGATCTAAAAAACGTCTTTCTTGAAGACCTTACTCTAAACCCAGACGGTTCTCTCACAGGTTCTACGGCAGGAGAAATATTAGTAGGAAAGTGGTTTTTTAATCAAGACACACAAGAGTGGGAAGAAGAAGAAGTAGCAGACATCAACGAAGACACTGTCAATAACGACACTACTACTGCTGAAGGTGATGATGATTTAGGCGGATTATACGAAGAAGGAGATGAAGAAGAGCAAGTATTAACCGAAGCCTCAGAGCTTTCAGAGGTTCCTGTATTTAGTAATCAGGATAGTACAAGAGTTGTAGAGCCTCCTTTTCAGTCAGAAGAAGATGATGAAGAAGTTGTAACCAATGAA